TTTAATATTACTTGACTCTGGAAGTGGTAAAATAAACTCATGTTGTTGAGATTTATTCCAAAGCTTAATTTGTACCCTAACCCATTTAAAGAATTTATTAAACATACTCAATCCCTCCTAAATATACTATACCACACAATAACTGCAATAGCAAGCATTACATATAAATATATCGTAAGAATTGGAAAATAATAAAAACTTATTAATAAAATACTTAAAATAATTACGACAGGCAAAATAACCGATTGATTTTGTTCTTTTAATTGTTGCTCTAGTTTAAGAAAACATTCTTGTTCTTGTAAACTCATACAACTCATCAATCTTGTTCTAGTTGACTGATATTCGTTAACAGATAATGACCTTAATTCTTTAATAGCATTTTCTGCAATTATTTCAGGATTTTGTAGTTTTGTATACATAAAAAAATATAACCTCCTATTAGAAAGTTATATTATTATATTTTATATTTAAACGCAATAATTTAAAGCAAAAGTCTAATTAAATCTTTAAATTCTTCTTTAATTTCAACCTCTTCTAAAGACTGTGGTGTTTTTTGAAACAATATTCTTGATTTTCCGTTTTCAATATAAGCTTTTATAATTACATCTTTATTTAAAATTAGGTATGTATCTGTTTTGCTATCAGTTACTAATAAAAATTTTGCAGCTTGTTCTATAATCATAATTCAATCATAACTCCTATATTAATATTTTGTAATCCTAAATTAACTCCGCCAGTTACAAATAATGGTAAATCAAAAATTCTTCTACCAACTGTGATATTAACATTTGATAAACTTGGCTCACTAAAAGAAGTTGTAAAATTGGTTATTGAATTAGTTTCTATTTGATAATTTACTCCTAAAGTCCAATTATTTCTATTAGTTATAGTAGTTATTGAAATAGATTTATCATCTGTTTTTGTGTCTGTTTTGCTTTTATCTATTGTTTTATCAACCTCAACTATTACGGTACCATCTTTTTTCTTTGTCGTTATGGTTTTTTCTGTTTGAACATTATCTTGTTTTATTACTTCAGATTTTTTTTCCTCAGTAACTTCTTTAACAATTTTAGCTGGTTGTCTTGCAAAGAAAAAACTTATACCCGCACCAATTAAAAATATTCCTACATATTTTAAAATACTAAATTTATCTATTGTCATTATTTGTGTTATCCTCTGTGTATATGTTTGTCATTGGTTTTGATTTTGATTTTAAAGCAAGTTTCTTTTTAAGTTCTTTATTTTCTTTTTCAAGCTTATCAATTTCTTCTCTTAAATTGTATAATAGTTCTAAATTAACTTTTTGTGATACTATATTCATTTCTTAGCCCTATGGAATAAATATTGAAGCAACAGCAACGGCAGCAATAACGCCAGCTTCTAATAGAGCGTTTACTACATCTTCGCCATCTATACCATTGTCATTGTTATTATGCTTATGTTTGGTATTCTCATTATTTTTTTCATTGTCAGGCTTACTTTCTGTTTTATGTGGATCATGACCTGCCGCTAAATTCATAAGTTGAGTATTAGTTAAATTAGTTTTCATTCTTGGACTCCCCATTGTTTATTCCCTCTGTTTTTAATTCTTGTAAAATTTCATCTAATTTGGCACTTGGAACAAATTTACCTTGATATAAAATATAATCATTAGCATTTATAATAAGTTTACTAAATTCTGGAAGTTTCCAACCCTTATTATCAACAAAATGTGGATACTCTATTTTAGTGGGGTCAAAATAGTATGGTTTTGTTGTAGACCCAACATATAACAATTCTAATTTGTCTGTAAATAAAACTACTTGAAATTCTTGCATTTTAATCTCCTAATGCTTGTTCGTGGTAATCTGGTAAAACTAAATCTTCAACTTGAATATAAAGCCAAAAATGATTGCTATCGTGTACATCATGATATGTGTCAATTTTATTATAATCAATCCATCGCAATCTGCACAAGTTATTTGGATTATTGAGTATAATTTTATCGTTACGGTTTTTTTTAAATTCTTTAGTTTCCGTCATTATCATCATTACTTTCTGTATTATCTTTGTTTGTAACATTAATTCTATTACCAACTTTAGTTTCAATTAAGTAAGCATAGCGTAAAAGCATACTTCTCACATCCATAAGACTCACATTATCCATTCGAGCTATAGATGTTATAGTTCCTTTTAATAAATTATTTGCTAATTTTAAACTTACCTGTTTTTTACTTTGTTTGTTTGCTGCTTTCTTTTGAAAATTACCTTTAATAATGTTGTTTGTCACACAACCTCCCTAAATAACATTATAGATTATAAGGTTAGTTGTTGTTTATTGTAACATATTGATATTCTTATGTTGTCTACAATAAATACCTAGTATTGTGTTATTATATTAGGCGTAGGCTTAGGGTAGGTTTGGCGAATGTAGTTTGTTACTTCCGCCATTGAGGAATAACTTGGGTATTCTGGATATATTAAAGTGGGGAATAATAGGTAGGCACTATCAAGACAATCTTCTAAACTATCTTTCCAATAAGTAGTATAGAGGGTATCTATGTTAAACAATATATAATTGTGAGAATTAGGTACAAGGTCATTATAGTAGAGCACAACATGTGAATCATCCACAATTAAGATTGTACGTATGTTTGGGATATTATTCATATAATAGGTAATAAATAAGTCTGGTCTACAATAACTTATTATGTTGTGTTTTTGTTTTTAAGACAAGTTTATATCCTTTTATAGACTGTAAGATTAAAGTAAGGAGATAATACAACAATCATGACAGAAAAACTTACCGATTACGTAAATATTAGAACTGTTAAGCCTGAAGATGCTAAATTTATTATTGAAAGTTCTATTACCTGCTTATCTAAATACACAGAATCTTTGTTCAAAGGTTGGGAATACCAACAAATCCGCACTTATCTTACAAATATTATATTATATGCTCTAGCAAACTTTGAATACTCCATTTTTATTGCTTGTGATAAAGATGACGAAAACAAAATTTACTCTTATATAGTAGCAAATACCAAAACTAATCACATATTTTTACAATACTCAAAATACTATTTTAGAAAACTTGGAATCCAAAAAACTTTATTGTTGCCTTTGGTAGTAAACCTTGATGAGCCTATTACTGTTAACTGGCAAACAAAAGAAATGTTAAAACTTCAAGAAAAAGGAAAAGTAAAAATTTACAATTCATTCCCCGAAGAACTTAATAAAAAAGAGATTTTATAATTAGTATGGAAGCACAAAATAACGAACAAAGACTTTTAGAACAAGAATACAAAATAAATCCAAATATGCCTAAATTTATAGTAAAATTTAAAAGAAAATTAAGATTGTGGCTTACAAAACATATCCCATATTTTAAAAACAAAAGAGATAGGCAAATTAGATTGTGGCTTAAAAATAAGAATGAAACACAAGAATACTTAAAAGAAGCCCATAAAATACTAAATGAACAAAACAATAAAACTTAATTAAAGCTTTTAAAACATTTCATTAGACAGGAGAAAAAATAATGAAAATTAAAATTACAAAGATTCACACAAAAGAACCAATTCACAGTTTAGGAGTTGCTACTAGTTTGTTTGCAATACCTAATGGCTCTTCAAAAATTTATACTTTAAAATTAGTACCAGAATTAAGAGCAGTATTAGCGGACAATAGAGTTTTAATCCCTATGGAAAACATTATAGAAATGAGCGTAGAGATTGAAAAAGAAGAAGTTAAGGTAGTAGTACCAAAAGAACCTAAAGAGTCTAAAAAGGCTTAAAAACCATGTTCTATACGATTAATGATCATAAGTTTAAACTTCTTATGTTAAATACTTTTGGTTTGTCTAAAGAGGATATACAAAGCTTAATGTATGAGGCTGGCTTTATATATTCTATTGGATTTGATTTATATGGTGTTAATAAATAATTAATGTAATTAGTAGGTTATGATGATGTCTACAATAAATACTTATGTTGTGTGTTGTTTGTGAATCAATTAGAAAAATTATATAAAACATATCCTTTATACAAAGAATTGTTTACGGAGCAATTAGCTTTTGCCGTTGCGCCTAGTAGGCTTATTTCTGCTTTGTGTTCTTCGAGAAGTGGTAAAACCACCGTTTGTGCCGTAATAGGCATTCAAGAGTTATTAATTCATCCTAATTCGATTGGTTATTATATGGCATTAACTAAAGAATCTGTAAGAGATATCTTTATACCTGCTGCTAGACCTATTCTTGAAAAATATAATATTAAATGTGAAATATTAAAGGATTGTATTAAATTTAGTAATGGCTCAAAACTTGTAATGACTGGGGCAAACCATCCGAATGTTGTAGAAACTTTTAGAGGACTCAAACTTAGATTTTGTATTATTGACGAAGCTGCCTCATTTAACCAATCAATATTACAATACTTAATAGATGAAGTAATTATGTTAAGACTTTCTGACTTACAAGGAAAGCTTATGTTAATTGGAACACCGGCGGCTCATTGTTCTGGTATGTTTTATGAAATTACGACAGGACAGGAAACAGGTTGGGATGTAATTAAATGGAATGGTTTTAATAATCCATTTATGAAAAAACAATTTGAAGCTGATGTTAAGCTTTTTATGGATCGTAAAAAATGTAACCTTGATAATCCAAAATTACAGAGAGAATATTTTGGGGTATGGGCTGCCGATATTGACGAGCTTATGATAAAGCCTTTCACTGTTCAACACCCACCAAGACCTTATAATGAGCATACTTGGAATACAGTACTAGGGTTAGATATTGGTTTTAATGATGATACGGTTATTTCTTGTATAGGTTGGGACAAAAACAATCCAACAGCTTATGTATTAGAAACAGTTGCTCTTCAAAAATCCTCAGTCTCTAAAATTGCCGAAACATTACTTAAAATGAAAGCAAGATATAAGCCTTTAAGGATTGTAGTTGACCCTGCTGGAGCTTCTAAAACCTTAATGCAAGAATTTTGGGAAAAATATCAAATTACAACTTTTTCTGCCAAAAAAACAGATAAAGCTCACTATATTGAGATATTTAACGATGCTTTGATACATAATCGACTTATTTTTAACCCAAACAGTACGCTTGAGCTTCAAAAAGAATGTAAATCTTTAGTTTGGAATGAAGAAAGAACTAGAGAACATGAAGGGATTAAATGTGACCATTTTGACGCCACATTGTATGCCTATCGAGAAAGTTTAGCTTATTTAGAAAAAGTAATTTATAAAGAAGAACGTACGCCCGAAGTTGAAGCAAGAGAAATGCTAGCCAAAGTAGAAGCTTCTTTTAAAAAACCTAGATTAGAACAAGAATTTCAAGAGTTAACGGATAGTTTTCTTGGCAATGACAGTTTTTTTATTGATGATTAGAATTAGAATTAGGATAAATAACATTTAATGAATCAAAAAGAAATATTGCTTAATAAAATTAAAGAGTTAACCCAACTTAGCAATGATGCCAAACACAATAAAGAATCTGTTATAAATTTTAATACACAATTAGAAGTTTTAGATAATTTATTTTATGTTGTATATGAAATTAATCCTACCGTAGAAAATGAAGTTTATTTTGAAAATTATTTTGATATGCTTCTAGGTTCTGAACTTTTGGCCTTAGAAACAAAAATACGAGTATCTCAAAATATAATCCCACCAGCAAAATACCCAAAAGAATGGCATGAAGCAAGAATTAAAGGTTTTGAAGCCATTAAAGCATTTTTAGAAAATACATTTGAATAAGGAACAAGCCTAATGGTAGTAATGAACTCAAATAATAACAGAACTTATAGTATTAAAGAATGGACTGATGCTCCACAAGATGAAGCTCATACAGCAATTTTTGCTCAAATAGATGACTTTGATAAAAATATAGCTGGTACTCTTTCAAGTGCAAACTTAAGAGGCATTCAAAGTTATACAGGTAAAACATTTAATACATTATCAAGTTCAGGTTATTTAAATAGCGCAGATACAAACAACCAACTTGGCTTAAATCCTTCTTCAATGAAAACAGCTTTTAATTTAACTGCCGTTTGTATTGATACTTTAGTTGCAAAATTAAGTTCTATTCCAACTATACCTAAAGCAGTAACTAATAGAGCTAATGCAAAAGGTCGACAGTTAGCTGAAGATTTAAATAATATATTACAAGGTATTTATCACAAATATCAATTATCAGATAAAATTGTAATGAGCTATAAAGATTCTATGGTTAATAGAGTTGGGTATCTTAAAGTCATTACAGAATTAGATAATAAAAATAAACCTAAACTTAGAATTGATAAATTATATGCTGATGAAATTATTATAGATCCATCAGACGGTTATTACAACGATCCTTATAAAATGATTCACCGTAAACTTGTACCAATTAATGTAATGTTAAAATTATATCCTCAATTTAAAAATTGGATTCAAGATTGTCAAATTATAGAAGTTAGACAAACTAATACACAAAATTATACACCTTCTATTCAAGTAGCTGAAGCATGGTGCAGAAATTCTTATAAAGATAAAGGTCGCCATGTTATTTGTTTACAAAATGTAGATTTATTAGATGAAGAATATGATAAAGATTATTTTCCCGTTGTTAAAGTAGAATATAATAAACCAATTATAGGATATTTAGGGCAATCGGTTGTTGATGAGCTATCCCCAATTCAAGGTGAGATTGACAGAATACTTACAACAATGCAATCTATAATGAAACAAGTATCAGTACCGAGAGTATTTGTTGATACAAGAAGTAATATTAATACAAATCATATGACAAACAGAGTAGGCGTAATAGTTACTTATGATGGTCAAGGTGGTAATGCTCCTATTATTCATAATGGTGCCGCAATGCCCCCAGAATTACCAGCACAATTAGAATTTTTAATTGCTCAAGGTTATGCTAGAGTTGGTTTAAGCACACAAGATACACAAGGTATGAAACCAAGTGGCTTAACAAGTGGTGAAGCTCTTAAAACTTTAAATGATCAAAAATCCGAAAGATGGCAAACTCTACAAAAACAATATGAGCAAACTCATGTTAATTTAGCTCAAACTATTTTAAGAGAAATTGCAGGACTAGATTTAAAATTAGTAAGTTTTGATGATAAAATTGGAATGACACAAATTTCTACAAAGAAAATCCCAAAAGATGCAGAAAGTTTTGTTATACAAATGTTTCCTGTGTCTGCTTTACCATCTGATCCTGTTGGTAGAATTGATACATTATCTAAATATGTAGCTTTGGGTGTATTAACTCCTGATGCTTTACCTGATTTATTAAATATTCCTGATTTAAATTCTCGTATGACTCTTTTAAATGCACCTAGAAAGTATATTGAAATGAGTATAGAGCAAATGATGGATAAAAAAGTATATACTGCTCCAGAACCATATAATGATCTAGCTTATGGGTTATCCTATGCTATTAAAATGTATGCTTTTGAACAAACAAATGATAATGATCAACAAAGATTAACATTACTTAGAAGATATATAAATGATGTTAGGTCTTTAATTGCTCAAGCAAGTCCTCAACCAACACCACCACAACTACCACCAGCAGGACAAGCACCTTCTCAACCAACAAAATAATTGAGAACAACTTAGATTAGTTAATTAATATAGTCATTTTAAAAGGAGAAAAAATAACATGACTCAGCAACAAATACAAGATTTATCATATTTAAATCAAGAAACATTAAAACAAGTAGATCAATCTCAAAGGGATGCAGCTATTGCAGCAAGAGAAAGAGATCAAGCAAATAAAGCTAGTTTTGATGAGTTATTAGATAAAGCAACAAAAGTTTTAAGTAATCATGAAAAAGCGGCTCCATTAAAAGAAGCTAAAGCATTAGAAAAGTTTGACAAAGCATTTAATGACAATTCAGAACCATTAAGTAAGTCTAAAGAAGAAATTGAAGAAGTAAGCTCAAAAGAAACAGTAGAAGCAAAAAAAGAAGAGCCAATTAAAGAGTCTACAAAAGAAATAGAACAAGAATCTGATTCTTTAGATACTCCTAAACTTAAAGAAATCTTTGAAAGATTAAATAAAGCTGACCAAAAACAAACCGAAGTCAGAAAAAAAATCCAAGAAGTAAATAAAATAAGTGAAGAAGAAAAAGCGTTGGTTGAAAAAGCTAAAAAAATAGAAGCTTTAAAAAATGATCCATTAAATTTACTAAAAGAATTAGGATTAGATTTAAATCAACTTAACCAAAAAGTAGCAACACAAAGAACTAAATCACCTGAAATGTTAGAGCTAGAAGCTCAAGTTGCTGAAATGAGACAAATGCTTCAAGATCGAAGTATTAAAGAAACTCAAGAAAAATATGAATCTGAAAATGCAAAACATTTAGCTAAAATTGAATCTATTGCAAAAGATAAATATGAAGTTATTGCTAGTTTAGGATTACACAAACAAGTTGATACTTATATGAGACAAGTATATGCCGAAACTGGTAAAATTCCTTCTTATGAACAAGCTTGTGAAATTATTGAAGATAATTACTTAACTCAAATTGAAAAATTAAAAGGTAGTAAAAAATTATTGAATAAACTGGGAGTAAATAAACAAGAAGAAGAAGCTCCAAAAGTTTCTAAATCATTAAATAATGCAATGAATCAATCTACACAAGTAGAATGGAAAGCACAAACCGAAGCCGAAAGATTAGCAAGAGCAATGCAAATTTTAAGCGGACAAATTAAATAAG